GACGTCCGTCATTCCCGCGACCTCATCGCCGTGCTCGTCTCGCCACCGCAGCACCTTGCGCGCGTTGTTGCGCGCCGACTCGGGCGGCTGGTACGTCTCGGCGTCCGCGGCCCCGGCCTCCGTGGCGTCGGGGTCACCGGCGGTCGGCTCGTCGTCCTCGATGGGCTCCGTCATCGCCGCCAGCACCGACTCGACGTCCGCGCCGTCCTCGTCCAGCACCGGCACGAAGTCGGCGTCATCGCCATCCATGCCGCGGCGGACCTCCTCGACAGACAGCCCCGCCAGCGGCGCGATGGTGGCGGCGGCCTGCGCGTTCTTGAGCCGCACGTCGGCGCGCTCGGTGGCGGTCGGCTCGTCAAGCGGCGACCACACGACCACCTCGTCGCCCTCCCACTCCGGGTCGCACAGCGAGAACGTGCGCTCGACCACGGGCGTGAGGTATCGCTGGTGGCTCGACACCGCGCGCTGCAGCTGGCGGCGGACCATGCTGTCGTCGCTGGACAGACCGCCGGGCGTGTCGCCGAACCAGGCCGCTTGCGGGATCGACTCGACCGCGGAGATCGCGCGCCGGGCCGTCGCGTCGAGCTCGCCCCAGCCGCCGGCCGACAGCGCGTGCCGCTCGTACGCGTCCTGATCGTCCAGCAGCCCGACGCCGACCGACGACAGCGACCGCGAGAACGCCGCGATGCGGGCCTTGATGGCGTCTCGCTGCGCTCGCCCCTGCGCCATCTTCTCGACGTAGCCGGCGATGCGCAGAATGCTCACGCTCGCCCGCTGCGCCAGCCCCGCCGCCGAGGCGTCAAGGCCTTCGCGCTGCGTCAGGGCGTCGTAGTACCGCTCGAGCACCGGCAGGTCGCGCCCGCTGCGCTCGTACCGGCGCCGCTCGGAGATCGGGAACCCACCCAGGTACACGACGTGCGACCAGTGCACCGTCATCGCCGAGCCGACGACCGGGCTGATGCTGTACGTCTCGGGCAGCCTGTACCGCTCGCCGCGGTAGTCGCTGCCCCACCGCTGAACGGACCACTCGGGCCAGCCGTAGACCTCGAGTCGCAGCGTGCGCGCGCTCGGGCGACGCGGCAGCGCGACGTTGCCCCGCTCCGGCACCGCCACCAGCAGCGCCGCGCCGTAGAGTCGCGCCTGCTTGTCGAGGTGCTCGAGGTGATGCGTCACGCCGTACTTGCGATCGACGGTCGCGCACACGTCCGGCTCGTCGCCGCGGCGGATGCTGAACCCGGACCGGAACGCCTCACGCGGCAGCAGGTCGACCAGCGCCCCGGCGTACACACTCTGTTCGTACCAGAGGTCGAGCACGACGTCGGACATCCACTGTCGGGGCCGCACCTGCAGGGCCGCGCCGATGTCCCGGCCGCTGTCGCCGAGGCCGGTGAGGCTCGACTGGACCGAGTCGTACGCGGTCAGCGGCGACACGTCCGAGTCAACCGGATGCGGCGCCGCGGCAGGTGGTGCGCTGTCGCGCCCGATGAGACGATCGAGGATACCCATGCCGGCACCATAGCGCGAGGCGAAACGGCGGGCACTTACCACGACACGGCGGACCAGTCCGCGCCCTCGGGACCGCCGCCCTTCGCCGCGACCATCGCCCACACGAGCGCGTCGACCTGGTCGTCGTGGGCCGACGCCGGGAACGTCAGCGCCTCCGCCTCGAAGTCGTCCCACCAGTCCGCGTCGGCCGGGAACGACACCTGCCCCGCGTGCATCGCCTCCATCGTCCCCGACTCCGCGAGCCGCTGCACCTTGTCCCTCGCCGCCCGCTCGCCACGCAGGCCCGGTACGACCGGCGACAGCTCGGCGATGAGCGCGTCGCCGTTCGCGGCCCGCTCCACCACCACCGCGTCGGGCCGCCACCGCTCGGCAATTCGGGCGACCATCGCCCGCTGTGCCGGGTAGTCCAGCCGACGCCGCACCACGTCGAGGACGTAGCGGTGCGCCCCCTGGACGCCGACGACCACCGCTGCGCAGTAGTCCGACCGCTCGGAGCCGCGGAATGCGAGGTCGACGCCGACGACAACCCGGTCGCATCGCTGGCGCTGCACCATCGGGTCGAGGTGGTACCGCTGCGACAGCCAGTCGCGCTGGATGAGCGCGCCGCCGGCCGGGACGGGCCGCTGCTGGTACAGGGCCGCCACGTCGCGCGGAATCATCGTCGCGCGCATGTCCGCGATGCGCTCGGGGCCCATCACCGCCGGGTCGAGCGGGGCACCCAGCGGACGGCCTAGCGGGTCGTCGTCCTCGGCCTCGAGGCGGTAGTTCAGCGCCCGCCACCGGCCGGGCTGTTCGCGCATCAGGCGCCCCACGAGGTCGTCGTCGTGCCACCTGGTATGCATCACCACGATACCCGACCCGTTCGCCAGCGCGCGGGACAGTACGACGCCGCTGAACCACGCCCACACCGCGTCACGGGTCGCCCTCGACGCAGCCGCCGCCCCGTCTTTGAACGGGTCGTCAACCACGATGAGGTGCGGGCTCCGACCCGTCAGCGAGCCGCCCACGCCGACGGCGATGTACCGCCCCCCGTTCGACAGCCGCCAGTTGTCGACGCGGTCCACGTCCGCGCGCCGGTATCCTTCCGTCTTGTCCACCTCACGGCGCCGAAGTGACGGTAGGGCCAGCCGATAGTCGTCCCACGTCGCCATCTCCCGCGTGGCCCGGCTGTGGTCTACGGCGAGGTCTGCCGAGTAGGACGCCAGCGCCACCGTCTGCCCCGTGCGGGCGATGTGCCACAGGGGCCACCGCCGCGCGACCACCTCCGACTTGCCGTGCTGGGGCGGGGCCGTCACGATGAGCCGCGGCGCCTCCCCCGCCTCGGTCTGCTCGCTCGCCCGCTCCAGCTCGCCCATCAGGTGCCGATGCCATGCCGCCGCGCGGTACGGCCCGCGGGGCGTCGGCGGGCCGGCCTCCGCGAACGACACCATGTCATCGGGGGCGCGCGCCAGCCGCAGCCAGCGCAGCCGCTCCGCCCGCTCGTCTGCCGACAGCCCCCGCACCCTCGCCAGCGGGTCGCGGCTCACTCCTCCAGCGCCTCGGCGAGCGCGTCCGCGTCCACGCCGTCGCGCAGCATCGCCCGCACCTCGGCGAGCGCGTCGGGCGTGCCCTCGACGGCGACCTCCTGCCGGGTGGTTTCCGTGACGCCGCCGCGGCTCAAGATCTCCCGCGCCGCCGCCACCCGCTCCGACCCCCGGCTGTCCGGGTCGCGCATGACGTCAACCAGCGTCGACACCGCCGCGCCCGTGTGCCTGCGCAGCGCCCGCCGGGCCTCCTCCACCGCCTCGTCAGACAGCCGCGCCCACGCCTGTGCGAGCGGGTGGGTCGGGTCGTTGATCCACCGGCTCACGGTTTCGCGCTGCACGCCGGCCGCCTCGGCCGCCGCGGTGACGGTCGAACCGTCCGATAGCGAGGCCAGCGCCGCCGCGTGCTGGGCGGTGAGCGTGCGGCCTCGTGACTGGTCGTGCTTCGCCATGCCGTCACCCTATCGCGTCCAGCGCCAGCACGGCGACCGTGTCCGACGCGGCCAGCGCGCTCACCTGCTCACCACCTGGTGCTCCTCGATCGACACGTTGGCGCACCCGAGCCGCCACCGCATCACCTCTTCGGCGTAGCACTTGGCTGTGACCCACGGTCGACCGTCGAAGTCGGTCGGCGTGTCCGCCATCCGCGCCCGCGCTGCCTGCTCGGCGCCTGCGATCGTCGAGAACACGCCGAGGATGCGCTGCGGCTCGTAGTCGTCGCCCTCCAGCACCAGCCACACGCGCCCCCCACGCTCCGGGCGCTGCGACCACTCCGGCCGCGCCTGGTCCGCCGGGTGCAGGTCGAGGTCGGGGTGGGGGTCGTCGACCACCGCCTCGCGGTCCGCAGTCGCCCGCGAGCCCTCGATCGAGTCATCCATCGTGCCTCCTTCCGGCATCCCCGCCGGGTGCAAGCGCGTATCGCGGCCCGGCGGGGCGGGCAAGCGCAACCGCCGGGACACACCCCGCCACACCTTGGACGCACCTGGTGTGACCGCGATTGTGGCGCCGGGCCGTGCGTTTTCGCGCGCTGGACACACCGGACGGACCTACTTTCGACTTAGGCGAATCTCTCGCGTGTCTCGCGTCTGCCTTACCCCCCTTGTTGTGGTGTGACGTTCTAAGTAGGGAAGAGGTGTGTCCGGTGTGTCCACCCACTGTGGTTGACGGTTCAACGCCCGCTATCGCGGTCACACCTCGACGCGAAAGGTGTGTCCAAGGTCCGTCCACGTCCGTCCGGGCGCATCGCTTGCCCCGCCGGGTCGGGTCGGGTACACTCCATGCGCCACGCCCTCGCGGGGGCAGGGAGGACACATGAAATGCATCCGCGTCGAGGCGACCACGCCCGACGGAGACACCGAACCGGCCATTGTGCCAGTGGACGCGATCCAGCTCGTGACGCCCGGTCGCATCCGGTTGTCGTCGGGGCACACGGTGCGGTTCGATTCGGCGATCCCGCTGTACGACGTGCTGGTGTGCATCGCCCACGCCTCGATGACGCCCTCGAGCGCACCGATGGTCGGCGAAACGTCGGTGGGCGACCCGGTGGACGCCGTGCGTCAGATTGCGTTGGCGCTGCGCTCCGAGCATGGCGACCCCGGTGGCCTTGGCACGCGCCTACTTGACGAGGTGATCGTGCTGGACCTCGAGCGCGGGGGATGGGATGAGTGAGGTGGTGACCGACCAGATCCGCGTGTCGGTGTTCCCTGGCGTCCGCAGCCGCCACCCGCAGCCGCATGCGCTGACGTGGGAGCAGATGGCCCGCCGCTTCGGTCAGGTGGTCGAGGCCCCGCCGGGCGAGTCCAAGTCGGACCAGCGACTCTGGTCGCCGACCGTGTACCGCGAGGGCGCAACGCGCGGCGCCGCTAACGTCGAGTCGGTAACCTGCCTCGTCATGGACTACGACGACGGCACCAGCATCGGCACGGCGCACCGCACCTGGTCGGACGTGGCGCACATCATCCACACGAGCTGGAGCCACACGCCCGAGCACCACAAGTTCCGCGTGGTCGTTCCGCTGTTGCGCCCGTGTCCTGCGGCCTTGTGGCCGCGGCTGTGGGCGTGGGCGCATCGTCGGGCGCCGCAGATC